ACATTCAAGAAGGTCTACTATGACGAGACTTTGGGTCGTGCAGTAAGTAAGTTTATTCCTGCTGAGAACCTGATTGTGCCGTATGAGACGGCAGATTTAGATACTTGCCCAAATATTACGCAGGTTGTGCGTATGTCTTTGAACGATTTGCGGAAAAAGCAGGTCGCGGGGTTCTATTTGGACATCCCTGTTATTCCGGCACAGGCAGAAATGGACAGTGTGGGGGACGAACTTGACCGTATTGACGGTGTTTCGCCGACACAGATTGACTATGACTGCACCATTTTGGAGTGTCACGTTGATTTAGACCTTGAGGGGTATGAAGACCTTGACGATGACGGTGAGCCGACAGGTATTAAAGTACCATATGTTGTCACCATCAGTCAGGACAACGGGCAGGTATTAGCAATTCGCCGAAATTACCGCGAGGATGACGAGTTAAAGCGCAAAATTCAGTATTTTGTGCATTATAAGTTCCTTCCGGGCTTTGGTTTTTATGGTTTGGGCCTTATTCACACCATTGGCGGTTTGTCACGAACCGCCACGGCGGCGCTGCGACAGTTGATCGACGCTGGTACATTGTCCAACCTCCCAGCGGGTTTCAAAGCCCGTGGACTGCGTATCAGGGATGACGATGACCCGTTGCAGCCCGGAGAGTTCCGCGATGTGGACGCTCCCGGTGGGGCTATTCGTGACAGCCTGATGCCGCTGCCATTCAAGGGCCCGGACCAAACGCTGTTTAACTTGCTTGGCTTTGTAGTTCAGGCGGGTCAGCGGTTCGCGACCATTACGGACATGAAAGTGGGCGATGGTAATCAGCAGGCTGCTGTTGGTACGACTATCGCGATGCTAGAGCAGGGCTCTCGTGTAATGAGTGCGGTGCATAAGCGCTTGCACAATGCGATGCGGATTGAGTTTAGAATTTTGGCTCGTGTGATGAGTGAGAGCTTGCCGCAGGAATATCCGTATTCTGTAGAGGGTGCGGACGCTACGGTAATGAAGACTGACTTTGATGACCGCGTGGACATCATACCGGTTTCTGATCCGAATGTATTTAGTCAGGCGCAGCGGATTGCTTTGGCACAGACTAAGTTGCAGTTAGCTGGTGCGGCTCCAGAGATGCACAATATGTACGAGGTGTATCGGGATATGTACGATGCGCTTGGTGTGCGGGACGTGGACCGTATTATGCGGCGCATTCCTGACGATGAGCCGACTCCGAAGGATCCGGCGCAGGAAAACATTGACGCGATGGACATGATACCGCTGAAGGCTTTTGAGGGTCAGGAGCATCAGGCGCACATTATGGCGCACATGGTCTTTGGTTCGACGCCTATGGTTGGTGGTATGCCTGCCATTGCGATGGCGTTGCAGAAGCACATTATGGAGCACGTAAAGATTGCGGCTCGTGAGAAGGCGGCGGTGCAGTTTATTCAGAGCAGGCAGGCCGCGGGCGGCGAGGCGGCTACTGAGGAAGAAATGCTGCAAATTGAAGGACTTACAGCACAGTTTGTTGCTGAAGGTATGCAGATGGTCAAAGAGATGTCTGCGCAGGTGTCTGGTCAGGGCCCTGATCCGTTGGTTCAGCTTAAAGAGCAGGAGCTTCAGATTAAGGCACAGGCTGAGCAGGCGGACGCACAGAATGATGCGGCTAAGTTGCAGCTTGATGCACAGAACCAGCAGATGCGGGCGGATCAGTTCCAGCAGCGGTTGGCGGCGCAAGAGCGGCAGACACAGGCACGGATTGATTCCGCAATGCAGCGTGAATTGTTAAAGCTTGGAAGGGGCGGACAATGATAGACCGGTCAATTCGTTATATGGATGAGGGCGGCGCTGTTAAAAAAGGATCGCCTCAGGCACCCAATGTAGATGAAAGTAAACCTCCAGCAATGCCTGATTTACAAGACTTTGAGGTTATTCCCGGAAACAGCATTTTAGACATGGCTCCGGACGCAGGAACTTTAATCCGTCTTGCTGACGGCACAGAGATGCGTGTGGGGTTTTTTGGGGAGCACACGCCGCTACAGCAGGCTTATTTTAACGCGCTGCAAGAAAGACGTGCGGCGGCTACCCCTACACCAATGCCTACACCTACACCAATGCCTACACCGGTAAATCCGTTTCAAAGGCCTGAAGCTCCTTCGGCACCTATGCCTCAACCCGTTAATCAGTATTCGCCCCCACCGGTAATGCAGACAGGGCCGAGTATAACGCCTATAACAGATTTTTCTTTTTATCAGGCACCGCAACAAGAAATAGCTTTGACGCCCGCAGAAGTGTTGGCGCGGGCTAGAAACCCTTTTAACCGACCCACATAGGAGAAGATTATGGAACGTGAATTACTTAAACTTGGCAGAGGAGGCCAGTAGAATGTCGGAGTCTATGGATAAATATTACAAACCCCTTTTAGCTGGAATTGCAGGGGGCAAGCTGGCTTCGCTGGTTAAGCCCGGTAGTTTAACTGCCACGGCGGCGGGAGCACGGGCTGCTAAAGAGGCTGTTCAAAAAAAGGCAAAAGGCGGCGTTGTCCGTAAAATGAAGAAAGGCGGTAGAGTAAAATGAGCGCAGTAAAAATCGTAACGAATAAGCCGGGTGCAGCACCCAAAGCAGTAGAATATGCTGATATCAAGGGTCAAGGCCGTATTCCTTATGGCAAGACAGCCGAAGTAAAGGTTCCAATGAGCATGGGTCGTGCAACGGCTCGTGGCATGGGTGCTGCTGTAAAAGGTGGCGGCTACAATAGTTGTAGCTAATGCCGTTAGCACGGGGATCAAGTCAGGCCACCATCAGCAAGAACATTAGTAAGCTGATGGACGAGGGCTATAAGCAGAAGCAGGCTATCGCTATTGCTTTGTCTGAAGCTGGAAAGTCTAAGCCAAAAAAGAAAAAGAAGAGAGTATAATGTTTATTATAACTACGGGAAATAGTTATGGATCCAGTTTCGGCGATGGCGACCGCGTCAGCGGCGTTTGGGGCACTTAAAAAAGGTTTTTCTATTGGCCGTGATATTGAGTCGATGGCGGGCGACCTGTCCAGATGGATGGGCGCTCTTTCTGATATTGACCAAGCGGAAAAAGAAGCTAAAAACCCACCTATATTCAAGAAATTATTTAACGGCAAGTCTGTAGAGCAGGAGGCTATTGAGGCCTTTGCTGCTAAACGCAAAGCGCAAGCCCAAAGAGATGAATTAAAACAATGGATTAGCTTGACTATGGGCCGTTCTGCGTGGGACGAGCTCATCCGCATGGAAGGCAACATCCGTAAGCAGCGTCAGGAGACGTTGTACCTCCAGCGTGAGCGCAGGCAGAAATTTGTAGAAATTTGTGTTATTATATTGGCAGTCCTTATCGGCGCGGCGCTGTTGGTAGGGTTTATTTGGTTTGTCAAAACGAAAGGTTCTGTATGATTACCCCGGAAAAATTGGATGCGTGGCGGATTGTTCCGCGGTTACTCATCCTCAGTTACATGGTAGTTTTTTATCAAACTTGTCAGTGGTTTATGGCTTTGCCCGACCCGAATAATGCACAGGCAGGTTTTGTTTCTGTGATCGTTGGCGCGGGGGCCGCGTGGTTTGGTCTGTATGTAAATAGCAAGGGTGCAAAGCCAAGTGAATGATCCACGTATTTTTGTTGATAGTGTATTTAGGCACGGGGGATGACCGGAAGCTCATCAGCAACGATATGTACTTTGCCAGCATAATTGATTGTAATTATTATGCTTCTCAGGTAAGTAAAAGATATGGGAATTATAGGAGCTTGGATTATCTACACCCTGACGACAGGGTGACCGCGTATTGTGTGCCAAAGCACATAAAGAACGGATCGGTAAAGGTGTATTGATGGATGAGGTAGTAGCCGATTTGAAACGCCGCATAGCGGATATGAAGAGGAGACTTGAAAATGATGAGTTTGCTTGGGAGTTTACTGGGCTTTGGGACAAGCTTTCTTCCGGAAGTCCTGAATTTCTTCAAGGCGGGTCAGGAGCACAAACAGAAGCTCGAAACCATGAAGATGGAAGCCGAGTTGATGGAGAAGCGCTCCGCGCTAAAATTGCAAGAGCTCGACAAGCAGGCGGACATACAAGAGACCAAGAGCATCTATGAGCATGATCGAAGCATTGACGCTGGCGGATTTGTCAACGCTCTGCGCGGTAGTGTTAGGCCTGTTATTACTTATGCCTTCTTCTTGATGTTCGCCGCGACGGAAGTCGTGATTATCGTGAAAGTATTGGAGTCTGGCGGCGATTGGAAAGACGCTGTAACGCTTATGTGGACTCCGGAGACTCAAGGCCTGTTTGCCGCCATTATGTCATTTTGGTTCGGTAACCGCGCTGTGAGCAAGTATATGAAAGGTCGTTAATGGAAGCCAATTTCTTCAAAAGCCTAGAGATGGTGCTAAAGCACGAAGGCGGCTTTGTTGACCACCCGGATGATCCCGGTGGAGCAACCAACAAGGGGATTACGCACAAGACCTACTCAGATTTTCTGGGCAGACCGCTAGAGGATGTGGATGAATTGAAGAACATTCCCGATGAGCACGTGCAGTTGATTTACAAGCAGGGCTACTGGGACAAGGTGAAGGGTGACAACTTACCGTCAGGTGTAGATTTTGCTATCTTTGACTGGGCGGTTAATTCTGGTCCCGGAAGGGCGGCTAAAGCGCTACAGAAG